TTGTAGCCATGCAGGGAACACTAGAAAAAATGGCAGACAAATTTACTGAAGCTTTGCCAAGGCAAATGGATGTAAATAAATTTATTAGTGTTGCTAAGTTAACGCTAAATAAAAATCCAAAGTTATTACAGGCAGACAAAACAAGCTTGATGCAAACCTTTATGAAGGCAGCACAAGATGGTTTGTACTTGGATGGCAAAGAAGCAGCAGCAGTCCAGTATGGGCAATCAGTACAGTACATTCCTATGGTCGAGGGAATTATTAAGGTATTACACAATAGCGGATTAATAAAAACTTTATGTGCCGAAGTTGTGTATGAAAATGATTTGTTTGATTACGAGTTAGGAACTAAACAGCACATAACTCATAAGCCATTAATTACTGGTGATAGAGGTAAACCTGTATGTGTTTATGCCATTGCTGTAACTACTAATCAAGGCGAATATTACGAGGTAATGAACATGGCAGAAATTGACAAATGCCGTCAAGTATCAAAAGCTAGTTCCTCACCTCATAGTCCTTGGGTAAAATGGTTTGACCAGATGGCTAAAAAAACTGTTATTCATCGTATTGCAAAACGCCTACCAAAAAATGATGCAATCAGTTCTGTTGTATCGATAGACGATGATAATTTTGTAGACGTTACACCAAATACCAAGCAATCAACAGAACCAAAAGATTCTTTATCAAGGTTAAGAGAATCAATTGGAATGGATGATGCAGGTGTAGAGCAAGCAAAACAAGAAGTCTTAAACAATTACCGCAAAGAGGAGTAATGCATTTTTACTCCTTCAATATTGGCGATTACATTAGCCATACTAAACACTTGTCAAACATGGAGGATCTAGCATACCGAAGATTGCTAGACCTCTATTACTTGCATGAACGGACGTTGAACGAGGATGTGGCAATCGTTGCACGAAAGATTAACATGAGAGATAACGTACCAGAAGTAGAAACTGTTTTGGAAGAGTTTTTTGTTTTAGAAACTGGTAAAGGATGGACAAATCCAAGGGCTGATGAAGAAATAGAAAAGTATCAAAGCAAGGTACAGTCAGCAATTAGAGCAGGTAAAGCATCTGCTATTGCTAGGTCTAACGCACGTTCAACAACAGTTCAACCAAACAAGAAACAAGAAACATTAAACAATAAACAAGAAACATATAATAATAAAACGCTAAAGCGTCCTCGTAATGTAAGTAAAAAAACATGGGATGATTTCTTAGTTCATAGAAAAAACAAGAAAGCACCATTAACAGAAACTGCTTTAAAAGGTATAAAGAATGAAGTTAAAAAAACTTCTATTAGTTTGGAGGATGCATTGGTTATGTGCCAAGCACGAGGATGGCAAAGTTTTAAATCCGATTGGATTTCTAAAGAACAAAAGTCATTTGCTACTACTAACTACGGTGAGGGGGTACAAAAGATATGAACGTCAAATCATTTATGGCATTTAAAGAAGCTAGAACAACTCTTGATCGTTTGTTAAGTGAGTTTCGTACAGGCAAGTTAGTAGGAGGTCAATTAAAAAAAGACCTAGAACATTTACGAGAACAAATTTCTATTTTAGAAAATCAGGAGGATAATATATAAATGCTAGAAAATCTTATTAACAAAGACAGGCCAACAAAAAAACGTATGTGTCCAAAGCATGGTGAATATATTTCAACAAATTTTGTTAGTGATTTTTGGACAGAATGTCCTAAATGCATGAAGACAAAAATAAATAAACAACTAAAAGAACGTGACAAGCAAGCTGCATTAGAACGTGAGCAACGAAAGTGGACAGCCAAGGTAGGTAGTGCAGCTATACCAGAGCGATTTAAAGATCGGACATTAGATAGCTATGTAGCAAAGACAAGTGGTCAAAAAAAAGCATTAGCTTTTGCAAAAGAGTATGCAGAAAACTTTGACCAAGTAATAAAAACAGGACGTTCTGCAATCTTTGTAGGCAAAGTGGGTACAGGTAAAACTCATTTAGCAGCAGGCATTGCGTTGAGCATTATGCAACAACAACGGTCACCAGTATTTACTACCGTACAACGTCTTATTCGTAGAGTTAAGGACAGTTGGAGAACAAAAGAAGAAACAGAAAGCGATGTAATAGATGCATTCGCATCACCAGATCTATTGATACTTGATGAAGTAGGTGTGCAGTTTGGGTCAGAGTTTGAAAAACAACTGTTGTTTGATGTGCTTAATGAACGCTATGAAAAACTTAAGCCATCAATTTTATTATCAAATATTCCTAGCGAACAATTATCTGACTACCTTGGCGAGCGTGTCATGGATAGACTTCGTGAAAACGGAGGAGTATTAATTGGTTTTAACTGGGATTCTTACAGGAAAAGTTTATGACAACTGAACAAAAAATTGCAGCAGCGAAAGCACGAATATTAGAATTGCAGACGTTGATTAAGTTATGGAGCAAAACAAATGGATGAATCTACTATTTTAAAAATTGCAAAATACAAATGCACACTTGCAGAACTTGACAGGCAATATTGGTTTGAAGGTTTAGATGAAAACTATTTTAAAATTAATTACGACCGAATTACAGAAGAGATAAGGAGGTTAGAAGAATGAAAATAATTTGTACTCAAAAAGAATATTTTGATTTACAAGAAGTTATTACAGCAGGGTGTTGTTGGATTGGAAGTGGTGAAGGTAGGAAACAAAAAACAAATAAAAAAGGGGGTCTTGTAGACTTAGAAAAATTTAGAATGGCAACAAATTTGTTTGGCAGTAAATCAAAAATAGAGTGGGAGATACTAAAAGATGATTGAAGTTGTATTAGGTTGGCCACCAACAGATCTTTCACCTAATGCAAGAAAGCATTGGGCAATAGTAGCAAGGGCAAAGAAACAATACAGAAAAGATTGTTATAGTGTTTCAAAAGAACAACTAAAAAAATATAAAAAAGAAACAGAAAATATACCAGAGAGATTAGTTTTAGAAATGACATTTATACCACCAGACAGACGTAGTTATGATCGTGACAATCTTGTAGCAAGAATGAAATCAGGTATTGATGGTTTGGCAGATGCACTTAAAATAAATGATAAGCGGTTTAATACTGTGATTTCAACAATGGATCAAGATTACTTAGGTGGTTTTGTCCGCATACGCATACTACAGGAGATTCCTTATGGCAAAAAAAGTAAAGAACCTATCAGTCAAGACACGAGAATATGTGAAAGACGGAGTTAAAAAAGCAAACTGGCAAAACATAGGAGTCATTATGGAAAATGACGAAGGCAAACAATATATGCTTATTGATAGATGGGTTAATTTAGCAGGGTTACCTGACTTTAGTAACAAACCAAATCCATCAGCAGTAATGGTAACTATGTTTGATGCTGATAATAATTATCAACCGGGAAAACCAAACCCTAATACACCAACGTATAAAGGTAATGATGATTTACAAAGTTTTGAAAAAGTTCCAAACGATGAAATACCTTTTTAGGTGGGCAATATAAAACCCTAGACTGACACGAACCATTAATCAATCTAGGGTCTTATAGTGATGGGGATAAAACTATTTTTTCTTTGGTGGTCTACCAACTTTAGTTCCATATGTACCCTTACCTTTAGGCATGGTTATCTCCATAAATGTCTTTTTAAATATGAAAGAATTTTTTTATTCTGTCAATAGATTTACGTTCTAATCTTTTATTTTTTAATCTTTCTATTTTTCTTTCTTCTACAATTTCTTTAGCTTCTAATTCTACAATTCTTCCTAACAACCCTGCTAAAAAAACATCTTGTTTCATTTGATGCCTTATTAAATGTGTGCAATATCTTTTTATATTATCTATATCATTACTTTTCATTATTTCTCTACACCGCATTTCAACTGACAGTTGCAACTCTACAGGAGCAGGTTCTATTTCTATATTTAAAAAAGTTTCTTTTTCCATCAGTTTAATTTTGGAAACAAATTTTGCTCCAACAGATCTACTGCTTTATCGTCCAATGTATTTGAGGTTTGCTTTACAAATGCACGACATAAATCTATTACCAACCTCTTACATCCTGTCGTAGATAAGAAGCGTAATAGTATAGGCTTTAGTATTTTGTACATAGTTTGTTAGTTTTTCCAAACATAGCAAACATTATTGGATCTGTCCTTCTATCCTACTGACTGCTTCAGATAACTTATTCAATCTAAAGTATATATCTCGTATGTCTCGTTCTCTGCGACTACTCATGTTAGATAAAACCATAAGTAAAGCAGTAGCTGCTGCACCAATTAAAGCACTATATATCTCAGGCATTTGCGTTAATAGGTAATTATGTATAGTATGACTAATAAATGTAAACTATGACAGAAGAAATTAAAAAAGGCCCATTAAAAAAATTAAAAGAAACTATTGAGGACAAAGAAGAACAACTAGCTTTTATTTCAGTAGTAGTAAGGTTAGTTGTTGTTGGGTGGAGTGGTTTTATAGTATCCCTTAACTACATAACAATTCCCGGCTATAGTAACGAACCCAAGGATATAACTTTTCCGGCAAGTTTGCTGACAGGTGCGTTAGCCAGTTTTGGTTTGGAAGGTGCAAAGAAACGTGGTGATGGTACATATAAACCAGATGAAAAACCATTAAACAAAAAAGAAGTAGAACAGTTATTAGCTACACAATCAGGTGGTTATCAAACCATTAGAATAGAAACGCCTATAAAAATTTTAGGTGCTGAAGTTGTCAACAAAAAGGAGGACAAAAAATGAAAAAATTAATTGCACTTTTATTTTTGTTTAGTCCTTCTGTAGCACTAGCAGACATAACGCAAAAATTTACGACATCTGCCCAGATTACTGTAGATATGCCGTACTCTGTTACGAATAAATTAGGTACGACATATTCAATATCTGGTAACAACATAACTCCATCTGTAACTAGCGGAGGATCTACAACTTCTGGTGCGATTGGTGGACTTAATGTTTCTAGTTTGACCGCAGGTGTGCCGGCTCTTATACAAACTGATAAAGCTATTACAACAGCAGGTTCGGCATTCAGTCTTACAGAAGCGGTAACAATAGGAGATGCCACTCCATCTGCTGTTACACCATCGTCAGGTATAGCAGCATTGCCACACTTGTCAGGACAAACAACTGTAGGTAGTGGAGGTACTCTTGGATCTGGAGCTATGACTTCTTTATCATCAGGTGTTCATACTTGTAGCGGTGCATTTGGATCTGGTTCTAGCTGCATAGGTTCAACTACCGTTCAAATAACCATAGATTAGCTAGATGATTTATCCTTTATTAGCAGCATTTATAGCTATTTCAATTTATGCCATCTTTTCTATTTTCTTACTTAAAATTTTCCTTGATAGGCACAATTCTTATATGCGTAAATTCTTTAAAAGCAAATCCAGTAGTACCAACCTTTAGAACTGGGTCATCTTCGACAAATTCCACAAGTCAATCGGTAGTAACAGAAAATATAACTAGTTATCAATATCGCACAGGATATAGCTACTCAAGTAGTGGCACAAACATTGAAAGTGCGGATATAAATGGATATATTAACTCAGTACCAACGGCAGAAGCTACACAAACAGTAAATGGAATTAATTTTTCTTATACAAGTCCAAACCTTGAAGGTGTTCCTAGATGGAAAATAGTAAACGAGTCTCAGCCATTCAGTTTAGTCGAATCAATAATTTCTCCTGGCCTAGATACAATAACCACAATCAACAGAGTAATAAATACAACAACAACAACCACCGTAGAAACTACGTTTGGGCAGTAGCTTTACTTTGTCTATGTCCAACTAAGGTATTTGCCAATACAACCGTTGCAAGCCCCTCTAGTAACGCACAGGGAACGGTAAATAACAATGCCACCATGATAGCTCCGCAATCGAATCCGCAGTTTAGAATGTCGCAGGGTATTGTTTGTAGTTCTCCTAGCCTTACTAT